TAGAAAGAAATAATATGGATATGCAAGAACATACAAAACATGTATTAGATACAGTTTCAGGCGTTACAGTTTTAGGAACTGTTATGAAATTTTTACCAGCAATAGCGGCAGTCTTATCAATAGTTTGGTATTGCATTAGAATTTATGAATGGGCGCGTTCTAAAGCTAAAAAATAATGATTTTCTTGATGCTTTGAGCTACAATGTAGCCCATAATTAATTTGCACTATTTATTAATTAAGGAGCATATTATGTGGACTACACCATCAGCAACAGAAATGAGATTCGGTTTTGAAGTAACGATGTATGTTATGAACAAGTAATTATACCCATTTAGGTATAAATAATTAAGGGGCTTTATGCCCCTTTTTTATCGTGTGTATAGTGTGTATTTAAATGTGTATTTAAATGTGTAATATATATTACTTTTTTTAAGTTTATTAAAGTTTCATGCAAATTGTTTTCATTCTTTTTATATAAATCAATGACTTGAGTGAAAACGGATGTAAAGCATACTTTACAATCCATGCCGTTGATTCCATCTATCTTCATGCCAAAACCATATCCGCCTGTAAGCTTCTACTCGATTATGTCGCCTTTTGCTTTTGTCTGACACTCGCATTTTACATGACCTTTTCATGCCGCCGAACAAGCGCTTGATTCTATATACAATCATTTATGACACCATAAGATATCACTTAATATAATGATCGCCTGTGTTTCCGTTTAATCCAACAATATCTATTTTATCCTCGTCCCAGCTAGTTGTTTCATCTGAATCGTAATAGACTTCTTTTTTCTTTTTACCAAAAATCTTTTCAAAATTATCTTCAAATTTTTCTTTATCTGTTTTTCTTGCTACTGAACCTTTTCCTGCTTCGCTATACTTCATATGCTTTCCCCCTAAACGCAACAATATCATCACCAATAACTTCTACTAATTCCGGTGGTAGAAGTTTTCCCTTCCAAAATGATAGCACAGCAAAGCCACTACGCCAATTTTTTGGATTATCTTCTGTGTAATTCATAAACATATCGCCATCTATTTCTGCTAGTGTTCCTGTATCTACACCGTAGCGAGTGCCTGTGTAGTCTGTATAAGCCGATACCTTAAGAGAATGTAAATGTCCTGTAACTATACTTGTTCCAGCGCCCATAGTGTTGTTATGTGTAGCATGAACCCCACCTTTCCATCTATGCTTAATACATACATCATTAATCCATGTAGCCCAACAAGGACGCCAAGCAGGAAAATGGTCTTTTAAATGAAAGCCATTAATAAATTCATATTGAGGGGCTACTGCCGCCAAATAAGTTTCAAAGCGTGAATCATGGTTGCCTAATGTCCAAGTTAAAAGCGGACTTGGTTTAATTTCTTTACAGACTTTTTCAATTCTATCTAGCATTTCTTTACAAGCATTTAATTCTTCAATAACTGTAGGTCTATGTTCTAAAAAACCAATTCTTCCATGTCTTGATATAGAAGCGCCGTCAAAAACATCGCCATTAGCAATAACAGCTCTAGGTTTGAGCTCTTTAATAAATTTAATTAAAGCCCTGAAAGCAGTAGATTCATCAGTATTCCAAAAATGAGCATCAGAAAAAACAATAACAGTTCCATGGTCTATTTCCATATTAATACGAGCAGAATGTTTTTCGATAAAAGGTCTTTCATCACTAACATTTAACTCTAGACCATATCTAGCTTCAAGAGCTCTGCGTCTTAATTGAACAGCACGAATACCTATTCCTGTTTTAACAGAAATTTTTTGGCAGGATTTTAATTCTCCCCACAGTTTTATAAACTCGTCATCTGATATTAATTTTGGCATATTTTTCCTAAAAAAGAGGGCTACTTGTTTTAATGTCTATTATTAAATACCTTGCGCAAGTCTAGCAATATTCGCCTATACTATATTGCATTACATTAAAATTTTCACCCATTAATCAATTAAAACGGAACATCACTTTCCATGTCGTCAAAGTTTGCTGGCGAATTTCCGGTGTTTTGAGCCGCCTCTTTTGGTTTAGGCTCTCTAGTATTTAACCAGCCGTCAAAATTAATAGGTAGGCTTTCAACTTTTATAGATAAACCACCATATTTATTTTCCATAACTACGCCGCAGTGAATATTCTTGCGTCTTTCTTTTCCGTCTGTTGCAACATATTTTTCACCACCTGCTATTAGATCATATTTAACTGCCATTTTCTTTTCCTTTAAGTTGTTGAACAATTATATCTATTTCGTCATTAAATGCTATGACTTCTTCTTCTGCTTGTTTTATAAACTCATCGTCTCTAAAAACCCTAGTAATAAAAAGCTGTAATGCATCGCTAATGTCAGGATCAAAAGAAACTAAATCGCACCATTTTCTATCAGAGCCGCAACAGGCCATTTGCCATTGGACTTGAGCATAATAACGATTTATTAAATCTTTACCATCATTAATAAAATGCTCTAAATGGTTTTCAGGATTAGGGCATTTGATTTCTATAAGACCTTCATCACCAATTAATCCATCAGGTGAACAACCTGCCATAGAAATGACAGGATGATTGACAAAAGGTAGCTGATCTACAAACAAATTACGACGAATCTCGTAGGAAGCCCTTGCAAGAGGCTCTAGCGCGTTTCCTCTTTCCATGGCGGCATTGGTATAACCTTCAATGCGTTTGCCCGTTAAACGCTCTCGTATGAGTTCATTTTTTAATTTTTTACGACCAGCGCTTTCACCTGTCTTAACTTTTGACATTAGGTCAGAAATCCTGCTTGCTGTAATTTTTCCGAGGCGCATTTCGAACCATTCGCTACTGCCTTGTTGAATATTATCCATTTTTTAAACTCATCAATCGTCTTAAAAATAAAACTTTGATATGTCTTTTTTCTTGCTGAATAATATCTTCAACAGTAACAGGAAGTTTAATACCATAAAAACTTGTTAATGTCATAGCATGCCTCGCATTCTATATTCTGCAACGATACAATTTTCATTGAAAGTATTTTTAACTTTTTTTTCTTTAGTTTCTATTTCATAACCTTTTTTGCGTAACTGATAAACACAATCAGCAAGGCGATAAATACCAAGTTTAGTCCATGCTCTTAATGGATCAATTGTTTTAGTTTTTTTGAAGTGATTAATTAAACGCTCTTGTTGTGTCATGTTATTCCCCTTTTAAAATAGCTTTCATTCTGTTGGTTTCTGAAATTACAGCTTTGGATATTGTTTGATTATTTTTTACTTCACCAATTACTGAAGCATAATTAGTTTGAAGTTCCTCAATCGTTTTGCTTGATTGAATTTTCTTTAAATAGTCTTCAGGATTCATACGAGTAGCTTCGCCATCATCATCATCTTGATAAAGACCTGTAATTGACGCTAAAGTATAACGGCGCAAGTAAGTCAAAGCCGAGCCGTAACCTTGAGGATCATTTTTTTGCAAAGGACAAATAGCAGTATCCTCAATCCATTCACCTGAGGAGTGAATTAAACGAGTAGTTAATGCTAGAGTGCCAGGCTGTGATTCTGTTGGAGTTTGAATGAACGCTATGCCGAAGTTGTTTAAGGATTCTTTAATCGCGTGGATGACCGAACCTAAATCTGCATAACGAGATTTAAAATGAGGATTGGTAGAATCTTTAATGGCATATGTAATATTGTCTTGTGCCTTTACTAACGCTGTTGCTATTTCTTTTATACTTTCTGATGTTTTCATGTCTTATAAATTCCTTTTAAAGTTAAATAATATGTTTCATTGTTTCCTCGTAAGCCCATCTAGCGAAATTATTATCATTATGATGTTCCGCTATGAAGCGTGCAAGACTTTCTATTTCCGCATCATATAAATCTCTAATGCGTCCAAGCTTATCATCTTCAGAATCGTAGATGATATTTTTTACTTCTTCTTGTAGCAATGCTTCCTTGTAGTAATCGCCAAACTTTTTAGATTGGAACATAATATGATCTGCGATTAATTCTTGAAGCGTTGGTTTATCTTCAGCCCAGTCAGTATCAGGATTAACCAAAGCCTGAATATGAACCTTTTCTATTGCAACATTTTCTTGGTCAGACATAATGCCTCCTAAGTTGTTGATTTTCAACGATCATACTCCCAAATTGTTGAATTGCAAAGCATTTTTATCAAACCAATAAGGCATGTTACGATCAGTCCATTTAGCAATATGAGCTTTATATAATTGATAATATTTGCGATAAGAAGCAATAGCATCATTTTCAATTTTGCAATCATCAGGCATTGCAAGTGTAGGCTCGGTAAAATTGTAATCGCCAATAAGTTCAGGGACTTTATAAAGCTCGGTTAATAAACCTGACTGTTGAACTTTATGTATTTTGCCGTAGCGGTAGGTATATTCAATACATAAAAAAGTTAAAAGATTATGTAACCAAATATAGTTATGAAAACTTTTACGAACCCACACGGCAGAAGGGTGATTTATATGGGTAGATTTATAAAAGTTATGTGCATCAGCATAATAATCGCCATCAAGAAAACGATGTGCGGTAGATAAAAGCTGGGCATATTCGAGGATCATTTTGACACAATGCTTATCAAGATGCATGATAGCGCAGTCGCGAGGGTTATTGTGTAGATAAAATATGTTCATATAAATTCCTTTTAATTCCTGTTAAAAAAATACTACAAAACGAATGATGCTCCAAACTTTAAAAAAAAGAAAGCTTATTCGCATAAAACTTTTATGGTCATATCTTTAATTCTTTCTACATCTTCAGGCTTCATTCTATTAGCGATTTCTATGGCCACTTTAGAAGCTTTAGCGCAATCTTTCGTATTTTTAGCTGTAACTGCCAAGATTAAAGCAACACTTAAAGCATGAGCGTCATTCTGTATAACCATCATCGTCCCCCACATTTTCTATGTCTTCGACATCAAATTGTTCTTCAGATATTTTATCGTTATCGTCAATGCTACTAATAAAAATATCAATCGCTTCATCTTCATTAGCCGCTACAATTTCTCTTTCGTATCTGTTTTGAGATGTTACTGTTACTTTAAATTTATACAGTTTCATCATAGTCCTCTCTTGTATTTTTATTGTTAGCGTTTAATTCATTTTCATAATCTTGAATTAAATGATTGGCTATTTCATACCAATTAACTTCTTGAAGAAAAGCACCTGCATAATCTATCGCAAGGCTATTATTATTTGGTGGAATATCCATGAATATAATTTCATCAGCATATTCTTTTAAAAACTGACCAAATTCATAAGTTTTAAGCATGTATGTTTGATAATAATCAGACATATCAAATGGGTCAAATATTTCTAACGCAACCCGCCAAGTAGCATAATTAGTCCAGCCGTTATATTTATTGTCTTGTGTCATTTTTTATCCTATCCAAATAATTTAATTAAATATGGGTAGCCCACATAAAGCCAAAGAGCCACATAAGCCCAAAAAGCAGTTGCAAAAATACATCCTATAATTAAATCTTTTTTCATTATTCTTCCCCTATTTCTGATTGATACGGATCAATTTGTGTTTGAACATACTCGTAGTTATTGCTTTGAGTATTAAGTTTAAGTTTGGAGTTAGGCATAACAAATTCATATTTGTCAGCAGTCCAATTGTATTTAAGCTTGGCATCTTTAGGTGCGTAGTTATATTTGTTTTCAACCCAATTATAACGAAGCTTCGGTGATTCACCTGCGAATGAAACGATTGGTAGTGCTATTAATAGTGCGGTTAATAGTTTCATACAAGAGCCTTAACTGCTGGATTAGCTAAAGTATCGTAAGCGATTTTTTGATATTTGTCGCAAGACTTGTAATTTTCTGCAACATATTGGAGGGCTTGAGAGAAATTAATGTTTTTTTTCTCTGCAAGTGTTTCGATTATACAGTAAGCGCCTGTTATTCTCATATCGTTTCCTTTCAATTCCTGTTAAGATAAAATCTACTACAAAACGAATCATCTTCCAACTTTTCAAAAAAGAAAAGCTTTTTTTTACTTTTTTTATAAATATTTTATAAAAGCGATGAAAAACGACGAACACAAAGAACAAGTAGCACTTATAGAATGGTTTAGGTTTCAATACCCTTTAATAAGAGGGTGTTTGTTTGCCATTCCAAATGGTGGTGTAAGGAATATAGGCACGGCTATAAAGCTCAAACGCGAGGGAGTTATGGCAGGTGTATCAGATTTGTTTTTAATGGTCCCAAAATCGCCCAAATGTGGGTTATTCATCGAAATGAAAGCGAAATGTGGTAAAACACAGGAAAATCAGCTAGAATTTCAAAAGCTAGCCAAAAATATGGGTTATGAAGCCCAAGTATGCTACGGCTTCGTCGAGGCGAAGGAAATTATAAAAAATTATCTAAAAACATAAAAAACCTTTTCTTTTTTGAAAACTTGGAGCAAACTTCGGTTTGTAACGATAAGACAAAAGGAGTTTTATGCACTACTACCAACATAATATAGCTGATTACAGGAAGGATACTACGCATTTAACCCTGTTGGAGCATGGGGCGTATCACCAGCTTTTAGATCAGTATTATTTAACCGAACAACCAATCCCCCTAGAAGAAAACAAACTATATCGCCTAATGTGCGCAAGGAGCGAAGATGAGAAAAATGCCATACAAACTGTTCTTGAAGATTTCTTTATTAAAACTGAAGATGGTTATATTCATAAGCGGTGTGATGTTGAGATTGAAGCTTATCAAAATAAATCTGAACGCGCTGTTATCGCGGCTAAATTAAGGTGGCATAAAGAAAATGATGCGGACGCAATGCGAACGCATACCGAACGCATACCGAACGCTATGCAAACCATAAACCATAAACCACTAACCATAAACCATAAACCAAAAACTAATAAACCAAAAACCAAGTTATTAGAGAGTGTTGAGTTTATACAATTTTGGAATACTTACCCCAAAAAAGTAGGTAGAGACAAAGCATTAGAATCTTGGAATAAGACAAGACCTAATATAGAAGAAGTGCTTAAGGCATTAGATTGGCAAATTAAAAGCGATCAATGGTTTAAGAATGGTGGGCAGTTCATACCAAATCCTACTACTTACCTTAACCAAGGTAGATGGAAGGACGAACCGCCTATTCCTATAACTTTCTAGGAGGAAA